TTTAGGAGCGTATGGAATACAGAGAAGAAAAGAAAAAAGCGTTCATCAAAAAGCTTGCCGCGAAAGTCCGACAGGACGATCAAGACAGGCAGGTATGGAAAGATAAGCAAGTTGTCGCCCACAACTCGCGTTTAGGTTTAAGACGCAGAACTAACCGCCCCTACCCAGGTGCCGCAGAAGTCCCGATTCCAATCACAGACAAATTCATCACAAAGCTTAAAAGCATGTTTGTGTCCGTTGCGACACTCATGCGTAAGCAAATCATCGTGACCCTAGACGATGACGAAGTAAACACCCCCGAAACAAAAGCCTCCGCCGAGAAGATAGAACGCGCCCTCAATAACCTAATCCGTAAGCGCGACTTCCAGTGGACCAAGAAAGTCACCCTCTTCGTTGACTACTTTCTCGAAAACGGCCAGGCGATTTTTAAGATCATCGAAAAGTTCTACACAAAAACCTCAAACGTCGAAGTTGATATGGATAACTTCACAGATGAGCAGAAAAAACAGTTAAAGACGCTCAAAAAAGATGAGCTTCGCATCGTTATCGCCAATCGTCACGAAATGGACCTTGATGACAAAGACGATCTTAAGCAAATCGACAAAGCCATTGAGCAGATAAAAGCTGGCAAGAAAATAATCAAGTTCACCAAAAAGACCGCCTACACCGAGCCCACCGTGCTCCCCGAGAGAGGTCTCCGTATCATTGTCCCCTCCACTGGTACGGAGACCCAAAGGCTTCCACGCATCACCCATGACATGTGGATGACCTACCAGGAATTAAGAGACAAAGCCGACAAAGGGATTTACGACAAATCTGTGGTGGATGCCCTAGATCCGGATGCAGGAACCTCCGATAATTCGGTTACAAATAATTCCTGGTCTAATTCGGAAGGGGTGTCCACCCTCTCTTCTAGAAGCGAGCTCTTCAACGTTCGGGAATGCCAGACTTGGTATGAAGGAAAAAAATGGGTTTTTACGTGGATTGAAGAATCGGGTGATGGAGGACAGATTGAAAAAGAAGACGGCGAAACGACAAACGACATCAAAGTCCTTCAAGACATCGAACACCCATACGACCACGGAATGTGGACCTACGTCAAACACGACTACGAGCTCAAAAACACCCGCTGGTACGCCTCACGCGGGGTGCCGGAAAAAATCAGGGGCCTGCACCAAACAATCGAAAAAATGTACAACACTCGTCTCATCCGAGACGAATACAACAACGCCCCAATGTGGCGTGTATCCAAACAGCTCGGCTGGTCAGGCGATGAAATTAGAATGCGCCCGGGTCAAGTTGTCCAAGCTGAAGCAGGAGAGATTGAACAGATTAACAAGGGAGTCACAGCGGATGTCTCAAGCGAACGGCTGGAGCAGCAGGCCAAGGCCTATGCGGAAGAGTATCTCTCTATCACTGATTTTAGTAATCGCAACGCTGTTAACCCTGGCGGGAGTCGCACTGCTACTGAAATTCAGGCCATAAACCAAGCCTCAACCCGTCAGGTGAATATGGATATCGCCCTATTCCTTGACACTCTAAGCGAAGTCGCAAACCACCTCTACCTCATCCTAAAGCAAGGGGTCCAGACTCCACGCAAGGTTGCGGGCGTCATGCTTGCCCCAGAAGACTTTCTCGTCAAGGTTAGCGTTGCGTGGGTTGGCTCACTCGACGCTACCGACAACGATCTTCAGATGCAACGCGCCCAGGTAAGGCTCCAAACGTTAGCGCAGATAGGCCTTCCTCTTGGCGTGGTCACTCCAACCAATATCTACAACATGCTTTCGGACATCCTCGACAAGGACCCTGATGTCGAGTCCCCCTCTCGCTTCATCACCTCCCCAGAGGATGTCCAGCTTTCTGAAATAGAAGAACAGCAATCCGAAATCATCAGAAACATGAACGGGTTCGATGTGCCCGTTCACCCTGATGACAATGACGCGGTTCACTTACAAGTTATCGAAGAGTTTATGAACACCCAGGTGGGTCAGGCAAAGCTACAGGCAGATCCAAACTTCGCCGCCCTGCTTGAGAAACACGCAAACATGCACATCCAATCGGAGGCATTAAAGAATGGCATCAAAGCGCAAAACTCGCAAGGTGCACAAGGTCAAAAAGGCGCAAGCCGGATTAAAAAAGCGGGCTGAAGAGACAACCTCACAAGAGGTAGAAAGATCTCCAGAAGAACAGATTCGATACAACAGAGATTTGGTCCAAGATTTTTTTAGTTCAGTTTTTTACCACGAGATTTACTACCCGCTCCTTGAAGAGTGCAAGGCAAGTGTTTCAGGTCGATTCACCAATGGCCGTTTTTATAAGGGCGACCTGACGTTAAAGCCTGAATCCAACCGCGACTTACTTGCGGGCTACCAGATGGCACTTGAGGACTTTCACAACCGGATTCACGACTTTATCGTTTTCGCCAATAACCTTGAAAAAAGGCAAAAAGAAGAACAGGCAGAAAAAGGCATCGAAGTAATTAACCCATTCTTGGATGACGCCAATGACGAGACAAACTGAAGAATACGAGTTCGCTAGAAAAATAATGAAGCGTGAAAAGAAGAACCCTAGCGTTTATACGCCCAACAGAAAAGAAGCCATGCTTCAAAGAATCAATAAAGAGTTTGGCGAAAAGGGCCTCAAAGAGTTCGTCAAGGAGTTCAAGAAAGATCTGGGATTTAAATGATTCCGAGAAAGCTTACACAGGAAATTGAACGCTGGATCAGGGAATCTAAGTTTGGAAATTTACAGATTAATTTCGTCGGCGGAAAGATTACGAACGTCAATCGCACAGAATCACTGAAAGTCGAATGTATCGGTAACGCTGAGAGCATCTCAGCCAATTCAACCAACGTCTCCGAAGACGTTAATCTCGAGAAATAGTTTCTGCGAACTATAAACGCTGGGAGAAGAAATGACAAATGAAGCAAAGGTAGTCAGCGAGAGTCCTGAGGCAATTCCTGATGTTTTGACGGAAACGCCCGAATCCACTCCTGGTAGTGAGGCAATTAACAGCCGTGACGCGATCAGAAAGTCCATTGAAGAGCGCGTGATTGAAGAAAACGAGAAGCCAAGCAAAGAGGTTAAAGAGGAAGTTCCTGTAGAGGCTAAGAAAGAAGAAGAGTCTAAGCAGGAAAAGCCTGTAGAAACCTCAGATCTGGCTATCGCGGAGAAGGTCAAAGAGCGCATCCAGAAGCGCATCGACAAGGAAGTTGCAAAGCGTAAGACCCTTGAAGAACAGCTTGCTGAAAAGGAAGCCGAGCTTCAAGCCTTACGCAACTCTAAGCCAGAGGCCGAAACAAAGAATGTCGAGCCCACCATCGAACAGTGTGAGGCTTACATTATCAAGTGCCGGGAAGAAGGCGACGTTAAAAACGAAGTTGCCGCAATGCGCTATCTCGTGAAACTTGAGAAAGAGGCCGCAATTAAGGCTGTTAAAGAGGAGCAGGAAGCTCGGGCGCGCCAAACGACCGAAGTCACTGCAAAGCAACAAGCCGATTGGATTGCACTTAATCGGGATTACGAATCTCCCGAACCTGATCTCAATCTCGCCAACCAAAATGGACTTCTCTACAGAGAGGCCATGAAGCTTTTTATGGACCCGGATCTTAGGGAGGTTTATTCAGACTCCGACAGAATCCAGGGATTCCGTAGAGCCGTGCATGACTCTTATCGCTACATCATGGAAAACGGCCTCCATAAGAAGTCTCCCAGTAACACCGTTGAGACCCTAGACACGACTCCAAGAGTGAAGCCGAAAGCGGTTCTCGCAGACCCATCGACTGACTCTGCTGAGGAAACGGGACGAACGGTCTCTAAAAACCTATCAGACGCCGAAAAGGTGAAAGAAGAAATTTTAGCTAGAAGGAAACTTCGGTATCACCCGAAAAGCCTTCAAACCTAAGGAGCTTTAAGTGGGACAGCAGTTATTTGCCACTAATTCTTTGGGTGGCTTCCTAACCAATAACTCTCTCTCTAAACAGCTTCGGTTCCGTTCGCAGACGATGCAACGGTTCCGTCAGTTCTGTGATGACGAGAGCTACGCGGGTAAAAACCGTGGTAACAAGGTGTTCTTTGACAAAATCTCGAACATCTCTACCGCTGGTGGCACCCTTATTGAAACGGAAACCATCCCGAAGCGTAATTTCACGATCACCCAAGGGACGATGACGATCACGGAGTACGGTAACTCAATTCCGTTCACCGCGAAGTTAGAGAACCTTTCGGATATGGATGTCTCGGAGTCCGTTCGTACCGTTCTTATGAACGATATGAAAGTTGTTCTGGACTCTGCGGCGGCCACGCAGTTTAAGACGAACGACTACATCGCCACGATCACGAATACGGCGACAACCACGTTCGGCACTGCGGGTCTTGCTCTTGCTACGGCAGGTGCCAACATGTCCGACAAAAACGTCCGCGACATCGTGGATCAGATGAAAAGACTGAATATCCCTACCCGGGATAACGATGAGTATGTCTGCATCGGTTCCACGAACTCGATCCGGGGTCTTTATGACTTCTTCGAGTCGAAAGCGCAGAACACCGTTATGACCCCGCTCTATCGCGGCGAAATCGGCTCGTACTACAAGTGCCGTTTCGTTGAGGAAACGAACTTCCTCTCAAATGCCGATGGATCGAATGGTCTGTATGGTGAAGCTGTGTTCTTTGGTGCGGATGCGGTTCGCCAGGGTATTGCGCTCCCAGAAGAAATCCGGGTTGCGATCCCCACGGACTACGGACGTGACAAAGGCATCGCTTGGTACGCCCTCCTTGGATTCCAGCAGGTCTGGGATTTCAGCGCGGATGGTGAAACTAGAATCATCGTTGTCGATTCCCTGTAAGAAAGGAGAGCTAATCTAATGTCTAAAGGTGGCAGAAGCTATAGCGATCCGTCTTACGGGTCTATCAAACAGCTGTCTTTTGAAACTGTGACGGCTGGAACTCGTGCGACGGCTCTGGTTGATACGGTGAAAGTGATGAACCCCATCACTGTTACCGATTGGAACATGTCGAATATGACCCTCGGAACGGGTGGTTCTTCGCAGTGGGTGCTTGCGGCTACTTCAGCCAATGGCACTGCGGCGCTTGGAACCATCATTTTCGTTGGTACACATGCGGCAGGTATTACGATTGACGGTTCTGTTACGGAGACCACAATCGCGGCGGGCGGCAGATTAGATTTCTATTCTGTCCTCTCGACGGCGGCTGGTCTTACTGTCAAACCGACAGTCAAGTATCGTGAAGCGTTCGACTCTAGCGATAACTAAGTAAGAAATATGGGATGGGGCCTAAAAAACCTCATCCCATATTAAAAAACCTTAAAGAAAGGTTGAATGTTTAAAAAAGTAATTTTTTGCAGAATCTGCAATAGCACTAACCTCGAAAGATACCTCGATTTTGGCTCGCATCCTCTCGCAAACGATCTCCAAGAAGGCGTAAATCTCTACCTTAGAAAATTTAGTCTCGAAGTTCTTATTTGCGAAAACTGCTTTCTTTCGCAGCTAAGCGTTGTGGTGGACCCTGACATTATGTTCAAAGAATACGCCTACCACTCCTCTATTTCTCAAACGTTCAAAGACCACTGCTACCAGATGGCTCTTAAGCTAAAGGCCGAGTTCCAGTTCGAGTACCCGCTTGTCGTGGATATAGCTTCAAATGACGGATGCCTACTCAATGAATTTAAAAGGGCGGGTTATAAAAGATTCTTGGGTTTCGAGCCAGCAACCAACCTATCCGCGCAACCCTACGGATGGATAGACGGAAAGCCTGGAGATGAGCTTGGGATTCCGGTTGTAAATTCTTTCTTTACGGAAAAGATCGCAATGTCTACCCGTGGGGATAAAGCAGGCCAGGGCGCAAGCATCGTAACGGCCCAAAACGTTTTCGCTCACGTAAATGATCTCCATGACTTTTTAAGAGGAGTTCATTGGATGTTAGATGACAATGGGGTTTTTATAGTAGAAGTCCCATATCTTCCAAATCTCATTGAGAATAATGAGTTCGACACCATCTACCATGAGCATATTTCGTACTTTCTCCTCAAGCCTCTTGTAAGGCTTTTTAAAGACTGTTCCCTCCCCATTTTCAGAGTCGAGAAATACCCTATTCACGGCGGTTCTATTCGTATTTATGCATCCAAAGATTTTTACCAACTAGAAGACTCCGTTGAACTGTTTCTGGACGAGGAAGATCAGGAAGGCTTTTATGACATCAATATCTACAGAGCTTTTGCCAAAAGAGTCGAAAAGACAAAGATCGAGTTTCAAACGCTCATGGAGCTTCTCTATCGATCAAATAAGAAAGTGATGGGTTATGGGGCCTCAGCCAAAGGCATCAGCCTTATAAACTACTGCGGCATACCAAAAGAATATATCCACTCCATCGTGGATGACACGCCCGCAAAACAAGGGAAGTTGACACCCGGAAGCTATGTACCCATTGTCGATTTCTCGCATTTCGATAAAGAGAATCCTGATTTTATCCTTCTTTTGGCCTGGAACTTTGCCAAAGAGCTGATAGAAAAAACCGCGCACCACAAAGAACGTGGAGCCTATCACCTCGTCCCTATCCCCGAGTTTAAGATCGTATGAAAACCTGCTTTATCTCTCGTCTTGGCGGAGCAGGCGATTTGCTCCACGCCGCGCACCTACCGCGCCTCATTAAAGAACATTACGGCGTGACTCACCTGACCTGGGAAACCAACTACCACGGGATGCACATTTTGGAAGGCAACCCCTACATAGATAATTTGATCTTTCTTGATGTAAATAAAATTACCCATAACCGGATGGTTAAGAATCTTGAGTGGGCCCGCCAGACTTATGACTTAGTATTCGACTTCTCAAACACCATCGAAAAAGCCTACTGCACCAATGAGAATGACTGGCGTTACTACACCTCCGATAGGTGGCGTAGAGAGAACCTTGGAAAGAACTACTACGATGTTATGACTGATGCGGCCGGACTCCCTGAATCTTATTATGGAAACCGAGGGCAACTCTATTACACCAACGAAGAGCACAAATCTTGCCAGGAATGGATTGATAAAAAGCATGAAGTGTATGAAAAGGTTATTTTGGTCAATCTCTCAGGCTCCACGCTTCACAAGAAGTTTATTCAGGCTGAAAGCGTCTGCCGGAAGATCCTTGAAAAATACCAAAAAGTTCTAATCATCCTGACAGGAGATGAGTTTTGTAAAGAGCAGGTTTTTGAGCATGAGCGCGTCATCTCTTACGTCGGGAGTAAGACAAACGGCTTTCGATCAGTAGCTTTAAAGTGTAAGTACGTCGATCTTACAATCAGTCTTGAATCAGGCCTAATACTCGTCGCGCATTCCTGGGACGCGCCCGCCTTACAACTCCTAACCGCCGCCTCCTGGGAAAACCACATAAAGTACGCCAAGAACGCCTATTGGCTACAGGCTCCAGTCCCCTGCTCTCCATGCCATAAAAACCCAAGAGATTATTATGGGTGCCCGATTCGAGACAAGCACCCCGAATGTATTTGGTTTGACGAAAACGTAATCATGCAAAAGGTTGAGGAAGCCCTTGAGTATAGCCAAGTCCTTGCCTGACGTTCACCCATCCTTCATTCAAGATTGTCCCCTCTGCGGACGAGCAAACCGGGTAGTTGTGAAGGGCACCTACAAGCTAGGAGACAAACTAGAGCTTCACCCTGACATGGGGTATTCCTTCTGTAACTGTAAAGCCATCTTCTACACGCGCCCCGAAAACGTCTTGGAACCTGCAAGCTATGAACCCGACGAAAACGGAGTTATTACACTCCCAGACCCATTCTTCGCCTGGCCCAATCCTTACGACTTCCACTACTGGGATGTCAGGAAATACGGAATTATTTGGGACATAACCTCACTTTGCGAGCACCTCGAATCTAAAGGCTACGAAATCCTATCATCCGAAAGGGATTTTGATGTCTACTCAGAAACTCCTCAGCACTTTCATATCAAAGTGAAAATATGAAAAAGATCTGCGTCATTATCCCAATGTACGGCAAGGAAGAATACACAAGAAAGTGTATTGAGTACTGCCGTAAAAATGCCGGGATTGACCACCATATCCTCGTTGTAGATGACGGCTCAGAGACTCCCTATTACGACCCGCACACTGAAACCCTAAGAATCGAGGAAAACTCTGGATTCACAAATGCAGTTAATCAAGGCATTCTCCACTGCTCAGATCACTTTGACTACATCCACCTATTAAATAACGACACCGAGCCTGAGCCTGATTTCCTGAAAATTCTTTACGATTTCATGGAAGCCAATCCAGTTGTGGGAATTGCAGGTTCTGCCAGAATCCTCGAAACAAACGCGCCCCACTGCATTGAACTCTACGGAGCCGATCTTATCCGTGGATTCCAAGTCTGCACCGATGGGAATATTTCAAACGAAGTTATCTACACCCACTGGATTCCACTCTGCTCCGCACTCCTAAGACACGAAATGATCCGCTACATAGGTCTTTTAGACAGACGAATGAAGATATGGTGCTCGGATAATGACATGTGCATACGCGCTAACTTTAGCGGCTGGAACGTAGCCTTATGCGTTAAGTCCAAGGTTAAACATAAACACGCCGTAACCACCGACAGCATCCAGAAAGAAAGAAAGTACTCACCCGAGAACGACCAAAGGATCTTGATTGAGAAGATGGCGGGCATGCAATACGCAGAGCTTATGAAACAACTGCCTCTCGATGCCGAACAGCAGGTGTACGGAAAGCTTGAGTTTTCGACCTACAAAAAGGAGTTAAAGTGAAGCTCCTAATTCATAGGTCTGGGGCGTTTGGAGACTGTCTCATAATTACCCCCATTCTTCGCTACCTGCACAACAAGGGGCACGAAATTGTTCTTAGATGTAACGAGCGAGGGGCGCAGATATTTAAGAATAACCCGCACATCAAAACTTTGATTGAGGAGCCAACAGATTCCGTAAAAGTGGACATTCTTGGAGACCATCTTGAGTGGCTCAGAAAAAAGTATAAGTGCGAAAAGTTAATCGACTTCTCTGAAAGCATCGAAGTGGCCCTTTCCCAGCACCCACGCTCCCCAAACTACAAACTGCCGAAAAATGAACGTTTTAAGTTGTTTAACAGAAACTTCTATGAGTTTACCTTTGAGTGGGCCAAAGAGGACTGGCAGGGCCGCGATTTAAAGCCTGAGCTTTTCCTGGAAGAATCAGAAATAGAAGAAGCCAGAAAGTACCTAAAAAAAGAAGCTTTCAACATCCTTATCGGCATGTCCGGTTCTGGAACCAATAAGACATGGCCTCACACCGAAGAGCTTTGCGCTCGAATCCTTGACCAGATCCCAAACGCGCACATCATCACCGTTGGAGACGCCAGGGCCCAAATGATAGAGCCCCAAATGGAGCGCATTACAAACTTGTCAGGCAAAACCCCAATGCGTATAAGCATGGCCCTCACAGGCGTTGTAAACCTAGTTATTTCGCCCGACACAGGCCTTTTGCATGCTTCCGGATGCTACCCAACCCCTAAGATTGGGATTTTGGGGCACAACACGATTGAGTGCATCACCAAGCACTTTGAAAACGATTATTCGGTAGAGTCCGACCCAAGTCTCGCTGAGTGTTCCCCATGCTTTTTCCTCGTTTATAACAAGGGGCTTCAGTGTCCTTTAAACGATGACTACGGCGGGGCAAGCCTCTGCATGGCAGACGGCATACCCTGTAAACGAGTATTAAGCCAGGTCTTAAATGTCTACTCCAGAAAAAACTAAAGAAGATCTAAAAGTATCGGTTGCCGAGTGCCCTATTTGTACTTCTTTCTGTCAGCACATGTATTACATGGAGGATGCCAAAAGCCGCAGGAAGTCAAAATGGCACTCCTGCGCGTGTGGAGTCATTTTTCAGAAAGATAAGCCCGAAGGCGTTTATGACGCGGCTTACCTCAAGAAAGAGTCAGATCCTGGCGAAAAGTACAGGCTCGCCGCCCAATACCCAGTCAGAATTTATGCCCCACTTATCGAAGAGCTGACCTACGGGCGAAAGGCCCTCGTTGTCGGCACACCTACATTTAGGCAGGTAGAAGCCTTTAAAGACAGGGGCTGGGTTACTTACTCCATCGACAAGAACCTTGAATACCTACCCTCCTCCAGACACTTTCAAGGCGACTTTGAAACCTACGATTTTGGCGACCAGAAGTTCAACCTAATCTGGATGTATAGCGTTCTTGAGTGTTTCTTAAATCCTAAGGAAACTCTAAAAAAATGCTTTACCTTGCTACCCGAAGATGGGATTCTTTTCATAGCAACACCAGATACTGATTTCGTTTATACGCGTTCCTCCGCCGCTTTTGTCCACTGGCGACCCGAATACAACAATGTCATGTGGAATAAGCGAGCACTGACCTCCCTCCTAGAATCCCTAGGCTTCCAAACGATAATGTGCAGGCGAAACTTAGAACAGAGATTCCCTGCCGTTGATGACGTTCATGGAATATTCCAGAAGCGTTATTACTAAAAAAGGAGCTTAGGTGTACCCAAGAGGCACTTACCCCAGAACCGAACAGCATAAGCAGATCACCTCTGCTGGCCTAAAGAAATTTTATGCTGACGGCGGCAAGGTATGGTCTGAGGGTAAGAAGTTCTCAGACACCCATCGCGCACAAGTAAGAAAACCACAGGAGGTGCTTTACGGCAACTAAAACTATTACCATCGACACAGCAGAATGGCTTTATCCTGACAGATTTGGCATTACCCACGAAGTAAATAACGCTCAAACCTTCACGTTTGAACTCACCGATGGCGGCGCTTCAGCCGTCACTTACGCCCAGAACAACGCAACTTCAGTCACCTGTACAGACGGTTCGCGCATTACTTTCCGGCCCCAGGTAGGCCTTTCACAGCCTGGCGCGGAAGTCGCTAATGGCAATAGACGCACCTTTGGCCCTACGGCTGACGCTCAAGATGCTACGGCTGTATATGGGCTCGCTGGGGAATTTGTGGCTGAGTGCCCTGTTTCTGGTGCTATTCAGTACTGGAAGCCAGTGCACATGACCGTCGATGATGTTGATACCCCAACCGCAATTAGTGGTCGATTTGAAGATCAGTTCGGGAATACGTTTACCTGGACTACGGTTACGGTGTCCTAATGGCGGCTTACGCAATCACAAAATACATCACCGAGGATTACGACCCTACGGTTGTCGCCGCAAACCTCGAAACGCACATTGAGACTCTTGACTCTACAAATAACCCGATAGTTTTGTGCGACATAGTTTACAACGCAAAAACAGGGAAGTTTGTAGGGATTGTTCTCGCTGATTAATGACAAATGACACCCTAAAACGCATCTGTGTACGTGCTCAGGCGATGGTGCAAAACACCTCGACTAGCACGTCCAATGCCAATGACATTCTCCCCAAGGTTAAAGATTGGGTCCGCACACGATACGACAGGATCTTAAGGAGCTTTCCTTGGGGAGAGCTGACACGTACCTACAATCTTTCCGTCACAGCCTCAACCCGCGATTACTCGCTCCGTTACGATCTTGAGCAAATCATTAAGATTTGGGACACGACAAATGGAACCGAGTTAATCGAAAAGTCTATTCAAGACCATATCCGGTTCACCGCTATAAATCTTGAGGTGTCTGGAAATGTCCAAACAGGATCACCTGAGACCTACGTTGACATTGGGTCAAAATCAGTCTCAGCTCTTCTTTCTACAGCAGATCAGGTTCAAGTTCTCTCAACCTCAGTGTCTGATGTCACCCCTAAAATTATTCGTATTACAGGCGAAGTTAGCGGAATGCTTGTTTCAGAAAACCTGACCCTTAACGGCACGTCAGCGGTTA